ATGCAGGCGCTTTTTGCTCAGGTTTTTGCAGGGGGCTACCCCTCGTGTGCTTCTCGCCCTGACTTGGAGGCATGGCAGGGTGTGCATAGGCTTTGCCAGTTGCTCACATCGAAGAATTCAGCACCCTGCCGCACAGGCACGACGTGATCCACCACGTTGGCAGGTCCGCCGCACCCAGTGCATTCGGGGTTAGTCTTTAGGAATGCCAGCCGACTCTTACGCCATGCGTTGGTCCAGTATCTGCGATCTTGTGGCGTGTCTCGCTTACGTCCTTTGCGCCTCGGATCGGGCGTTTGCTTACGTGGTATCGTAGGCATCAGCGTCGCTTGTAGCCTAGGTATCCAGTTAATACATACAGTTGATCGCCGACAACCCTACGCCGTGCATCATTGTTTGCCTTCTCGTGCATTAGCTTCAGACGCTCCTGCCTTAGCTCGTGGATTCTTGCCTCTCTTTGCTGGTCTGTTAGCGAGCGCAGGCGTTCGTGTAATGTGTTGTTCAGCCTCTCGTCGGTAACGTTCGCACAGTTGTCTAAGTTCTTCCATGCCATACTTTCGCGGGCGCTGTGCCTCTCGCATAATGTCCTGAGATCGTCCTTGCTTAAGGCTGTCAAGTCTTTGACCGAAATACCACTGTCGCCCTTGGTCGTACAGATTGCAGGCAACGCATTGCGGGGCTGTGTTACCGATTCCGTCCGCTGGATCGTGCCAACGGGTGGCCATGTGCCGCCTGCTTGCAAAATGCCCGCAATGGAGATGCCCAACATGGTAACGTGTGTGACAGGTAAAGCACTCGGCATAACCGTCTTTGTCTGCTGCTCGGTATCTGATCGCTTTGCTGTACCACTCATCGACCTTCTTCTTTAGTTGTGCGTGTGTCTGCTTCTTTGCCATTGCCGTTAATTGCTTGGCTAATGTAGTCCTTTAACATTTCGCGCTCACGCTTACGGCTTTTGTATTCATCGGACTGCTCTACCCTGTGCCAGTTCGCCAGTAGTTTCCGCCTGTATGCCTCGCGTTGCTCTTTGTAATGTTTGTTGCACATATCCCAAAAGTCCTCGTTATATCGTGAAACATCAGGGTGCGCTGTGAACGTGCCGCTGTTGTTTATAAAATACTCCTTTTCCAAGTGGTGCGGCCTATAACGGCTTGCACATTCCGCGCCGTAAACTTCTGTGATGGCGTAGCGGCGTGAATCCATCAGGTCCGCCCAAAATTGTTCAATTGGTGTCATTTAAATAGATTTGTTTGTCCGTACCCTAATTGATCCTGCACTTCTGTTTGGTGGTTGTGTCTTTCCGCGTATTTCCTGCCTCTTAAATGCTCATTTTCCTCCTGCAACTTCCTGCGTGCGCGTGTAATCGCTTCACCGCTCGTTAAATCACCTTGTGAAAGATGTATAAAAAAATCTGTTGCAGTCATTTCCTTACATTTAAATCCCATTTCCTCCAACTCATAGTGCCAAACGTAACCCATTAAAGTGTTGTCATTGTCTCGCAGTTTAGGATAAGAATTCAGCAAGGTTTGAACCCTTGTTTTGGTGTTATTAATGTTCATGACTGCGTGTCCTTCTGTCGTTTCTGCATCTCATCGCGCTCTGTGTACGTTAGGCGGTCTTCACCTGCCATCCAATCGGCTGGGTGTACCCTTGATGCCACTGGATTAATTTGAGTGGTGTATTCGGGCTGTAAATGCCTCATGCCTTCCTGCTGCATCCGCTCGGCCTCTTTGCGTTCGTTCTCTCGGATCGTCTGAACGACTGGCTGCTTCAGTTGGTCGTACTTGGTGAAGCAATCCACGAACTGCGCCAACTTTAGGCGTTCGTAGTACGGTCCAAAGCTCTCTTTAGCCATCATGTACAGGCACAGGCGCCAATCTTCAAGGGTAAACGTTGGAAATTGCTGGACAAGCTCGTTCACCGTCATTGCAATGTGTTCGGGTTCTGTTAGTGTCTTGTTCGCGTCGATAAACTTGACGCAGCGGCCTAGCATACCGATCAGCGCGGCCCGTGTTGGTGCTTCGTCGCAGACTAATGCCGTGCGCACGTTCGTGCCTTTAAAGCACGTTTCCACCGTCAGGCGTGATACGTCCAGTTCTTGCAAATTCTGCAAGCTTTTCGCGGTTGACATCTCTTTCAAGGTTATCCGCTCGCCGCTTGTTAGCTCTCCCGCCTTTGGGTGAGTTAAATACCAAGCCTTTCCATCCGTTTGTAATTGCTGTATGAATTGCGTCGATGGCGTCTGTTTCTTCAGTGTGTTCATTTTGGAGTTTGATTAGTGCCCGCTGTTCGCTTTTGTGGGATTTGTAAGTAAATCGGTGATCCGTCTTTTTATATTCTAGCCACTCAGACCATGCGGCTTCAAAGGCTTCTGTTTGCCATGGAAGAACCACAAGCAAAATTTCTTCCTTGTTTTGTAGTGTTTTAGTAATATGTTTTGTAAGTTGATTAGTACGTGTCCGTTTGCGCCCACCCCCCTGTCCGTTAGCACCCACCCCCCTGTCCGTTTGCGCCCACCCTAAAGTCCGTTTGTGCCCACCCTGTCCGTTTGCAACCACCCCCCTTTTGAGGTGGCCGCTTTGGATCAGTCGGTATATAATCTTTCGAGTACGGTCTTCGCTTATGCCGAGCGCCTCGGCTAGTTTGGCGTTGGTCATAAAGCAAGCCTTACCATTTTCCGCAAAGCTGGCAACCTCAGCCAATAGAATACGATCCATCGGCGCGAGGTCAAGCCCCCAAATCTCCAGCGGTATCCAAATGCCTGTACGACTACCGTGGGCGCTTTTCATTGATCTGCTCAATTGTTTCGGCTACCGCGTCGAATAGCTGCAACGGCTCCACGCCGTCCAGCTGTATGATTTGACCACTGTGCTTCAATATGCCTGACGGGTTACGGAAACAGTAATTTTCTACCGTGCGGCGGGTTACGCCAAGATCATCCGCGCACCTGTCTACCGTCTTGTAATGTTGCTTTATAAACTGTCTCAGATTCATCGTATTCAATATGAAGTTCATGTTTTATTTGCTTGGTGCGCAGATCCTCGACGTACTTGGCAAAGCTGCCATAGTTCTCAAACGTGACGCGCGTGTTTTGCTTTGGTAGCTTAACGATATACCGCACCTCAGAAAGGGAAATCTGCGCCATCTTTTGCAGGTTGCTGGGTTGGTGCTGGATTGCCTTCTACTATCTCATACTTCCAAGGCACTAGCGACATAAATACCCGCATTGGCTGCGTGTCGTCCTTTTGCCATTCGCTGCCGCGTACGTTGCAGCGTGCTCTGATCGTCTTGCCTTCAGGCAATGCAACGGCTTCATCTACGTCGTCTTTCAGAAACTCCAGCGCCAAGGTCTGCGGATATTTGCCATCTTGAATTTCAACGTGTACTTCACACTTTCGAAAGCCGCTTTCGAATTCCATTGGTTTACAAACGCGCTTAATAACTCCCTCAATAATCAATTCCATGTTTTTTGTATGATTTAGTAAATTCAGTTTGTGAACAGTTGGGCAAGTCGATTGCACGCAACTGGTTTAATCGTAGCCGCTCGAATATCTCACGCCAGCGGCTTGGCGTTGGGTCTGTGTCTATTATTTCATCTTCTAACCCGTCATCATCGTCCTTCATCGTGGACGTGCTGAGCAGGTGCAAAGCATAGTCTTTGACGTCTTCCACGTGTGCGGCTTGATCAGCCTCTACGCTGTCAAAGAATTCGTCGAGGTTCATAGGCTCGCAATTATTTCACTACAGAGTTCTGCTGGTATTTTGCTGCGCTCATAGTTGTTTTTCAAGCCCTGTGTTCCTGTGCGTGATCCGCGCGGTGCGGATTCATGGCACGGAGCGCCATTCTTGCACATTGGTCTAGGTTGCCAAGTTTTTGAATTAGTCCATATATCAGTGGGCTTCATACGCGAATCACCGTACTGGCAATATGTTACTGTGTGGCGTTGCATCCCATCCAGCTCAGGCATTTTGCGCATCAATCCCCTAGGGTTCTCAATGAACCAAACGGCGGGCTGTATTTCGTTAATGATTCGCAACGTCTCACGTAGCAACTGAATGCCAAGCCTTGCCGTGTCTGTTTTTGGTATGTAAGCACCGCGCCCACCAGTCCAATGGTGTCCAATGGCGGCGACACTGAAGCCAGTACATGGAGGCGAGGCCCAAACAACATCAGGCTTAAAGGGCAAAATACCCACGTCAAACATCAGTAAATCACAAACGTAATCAATGCCCTTAAAGTCATTAATGTCCGAGCTAAAAACCAGATGACCTTGCTGCTCGGCAGCTTTACCGATTGATCTACTACCTGCAAAGAGTTCGAGTATCTTCATTCGTCTATTTCGTGTTCAGAATAAACGCCTGCGGTGTAGAAGCCTGCGAGTTTCAATATTGCACGCGATAAGGCCCTTTTTTCAGCCATGGCAATCGGGTAAGCGTTTCGATTATTTGCTTTGCTGCTTTCTCCATACGTCTCCACTTGCCCAATTTCGCATTTTGCGTAGGCTTTTATGCAATATCTCCCATCCTTTGGGTCTGAGTATTCAGCGACGGTAGAAAAGCGCACTGTGGCCTTTATTTTGGCTTGTAGATGCTCGACGCCTCTGCGCGTCATAATGACAAAGCCGCGCGGGTCTTTATGGAAGTGATCAGGCTGCATGTCGTACTTCTCGGACAGCGCCCGCAGTTCATCGGTGTTGTTCATGACTCGAATTTTAATGGTTTTACATCGTAATTAATGAAGGGTGCATACCCTGACGCAAAGCGCAGGGAACTGAGATTGTTTGAAACGGGCACATCTACCACTACATTGAACTGTTCTTCAATTAGATCCATGACGCGGCTGGCTTTTTCCCTGTGGTTGTTTTGGTCGATGCCTTCGACTGCAATTAGCATATAACAACCCTCGCCCATGCAGCTAATGCCACCCGATACGATGTAGGGCGCGGCCTCCATGTCTCGCGCTAAGTTCTCAGGATCAAAGCCACCGCGTTGGTGCTTGCCGTCTATGTCAACCTGTACTAGACCGCTGTGCTGCTGAATCGTGTCCTGTCTGCGGCTGTAAAATACACCGTGCGGCATGATCGCAGGGAGCTGTTTCTTGTTGTAGTCGTTTATCATGACGTCAGGCCGTACGTGTTCAAGCCACTCCATTAGGTACACGCGCCTCGTTTCGCGATCAAACGCGCCACGGCATGAACTTACTTGTATTGTTTCAACGTTCATCGTTCTCGGTTTTGCTTTAGGTGCATTTTCATTTTGTCAATCAAGCGCAGAAACTCGCGTTCCTCGGCTAGGTCTTGCTGCCATTGGTTGAATGACGTCGGGGCTGTTACTTGTACGCTAGAGCGCACGCAAATAGGTTTGTTCATTGGTCTAGTTTTTCGTCTTGGTATTTGTCGTGTTGTTCGTCGGCCTCTTCAAAAAAGTCACGGCCTTCGTCTTCGTCGTCTGCTGGGTAGTCGTATCCTTCGCGCCACATGGTAAAAAAATAAAGCCCCGCCCGAAGGCAGGGCGCTGGGTTATTTTTTGAGTCCTTGAAGAATTAAGGTAAATCGGACTAAACATTCTTTTAGTGTATAATATCTGTCTGAGTTCATCTCAGTAGTTGCCAATTCTAATTTGATGTTGTCAATTTGATGTTGAGTAAAAGTAGCTGCGTTTGTCATGGTGTTGTTTGTTTGTGCGTTGTTCATGGTGCAATGATACGCATCTTTTTTCGTTACGCAAACTTTTGCGTAAAAAACTTTGATTTTTTTTTAGGGCACAAAAAAAGGCCACCCCGTTGGGCAGCCCTTTAAATCAACTTGCAAACAAACTAGGAAACAAACCTATTCGGCTAAGTTAGTCATTTTTTCGCGCTTCTCGGCGTTCCTTTCGCCTATCGCTTACGATCGCGCTTATTAGCGTGTCTAGCCATCCAAATACTTTGTTATCCGCTTCTGTTGGTGTGAGGTTTACAATGACCTTCACGAATGCCATAAGAGCCAAAACAATCTCGGCCCAATAAGTCTGAATCAATTCACCCATGATGTAAAAATTTAGTGCAAGGTATTAAAGCGGCATTAAACAATTGATTGCCGTGTGCCCACCTATGACCACGCCGCAACCGATTGCCTGCTTTTTGTAGTGCTTGGCATATGCAGCCGCGTAGCTATCGCGGTCGATGCCGCACCCCACCTGCATACCAAAGATCTTGCTGCGGTTGCCTACCAGCCACTCAACATAGGCCTGCGTGTGTATGTGCCCCTGTACCGTGCTCTGCATATCGTTCTTCGCCTTGGTGCGTGCTGTGCCACCTTCCCCGTGGCAGTACTGCACGCCGTCATACTCAATGCGTTCAATCCAATTCCATGAAGTGCCCAACACTTCGTTGTAGTCTTTAATCCATTCACGCGGCACTGATGAGCTAAACGCCTTGCGCATTATTAGCCTGTCATGGTTGCCTATAATGACGTCAGCAATCGGAAACGCCTGCGCCCACTTATCTACGTGCTTTATAGCCTCCTGTAGCTCATACCCTCCACTCATTCCGTTGGCGTCTGTTTCGTGGTAAGATGCGTAATGATTGTCTAGAATGTCGCCTATAAAAATCACTTGGTTGCAGGCAAAGCGGTCGTACGTGTCTAAACAAAACTCAAAATATCCATCAAGCTCGAACGGACAATGTAAGTCACCTATAACCAAAATACGCCGTTCCTTTGTTCTTAGGTAGTCCAGCGCACGCATCTGCTGGGCGTTGATCCGTGGGCGTATGTCCTTAGTCATATAACCAAACTACATCCGCATCTTTTGCGGGGTGATCGTCCACGTGTATGAAGTCCTTGTGTATACCTATGCGATTAAATCCAGCCTCGTAAAGTGCGCCAAGGATATAGCCGCGCGTTCTGCTGTCACTGCATACAATATCAACCGCCAAGCCGTCAAGGTGGGCGCTGTCTTTCTTTCCGCCGCTCGCCCGATTGTGTGCGCTGCATCGCACGCCTGAGCTGATCCGAAACGGTACGCCAGCTTTGTGGCGGGCGTCGTCCAGCATCATTAAAAAATCCATGTCCATTATGTCGATACCAAGGCCCTCAGAATTTGTGCGGCATTTCTTGCACTTGCAATCAAATTCTTCAAAGCGAAAATACCTTAGTTCCATAACAGTGCGCAGGCGGCAATCAATATAATTAAATCCGCAACGTCTGCCCTACCGTACTCGCGAGCCTTATATATGACGTTGACGGTTATGGTTGCTAAGATAATCCAAATCATTTTTGAAGCTTTGCAATCATCAACTCGATTTTGTGGACGCTGGCTAATAGTTCTTTCATGTCGCTCTTTATCTCGTTGCTGTCTAGTTCCAACTGAATCACGCGGCTTTTCAGGCGTGCCACCGTGCTGTTGAGGTTTACCCATACACCAATCAAACCAGCTACCACAGGCAAAACGATTGCCACAATTTCCCACTGCATTACTTCTCTTTTTTCTGTATAATAAACCAATTCGAATTATGGCACAAGATAGTGATGCCGTCATAAGAGCGGTTGAAAGCATAAGCGCCTGCGCCGTCAATAGTTACACCCGTATCGCTTGAATGCGGCTCAAGCTGTATGTTCTTGTTTGCGCTTATAGTCTCGTCGCTGTGAAATTGTACCGTGCGCCCTTCGTTTCCTGTTACGCTTGGCAGATATATGAAGCTCCTGCCGTTCGCTCCTGACCATGTATTCATGACCATATAATCAACTGCCGTTACTTGGTAGGTAGATGCATCGCTGTTATTCACTGCCGTCACGGGCTGCTGTAGCAAGCGGCGAAATATATTCGGGGCAATGTTGCCAGCATCGGGCGCAAAGGTATTGCGGATATTGTACACTGGTTCGCTGTCGTCCTGCGGGTCGTGCGTGTCAATTACTTCAGGCTGTGGCACAACAATATCCTCATCATTATCATCAAGCTGCCACGCTTCAAATTCGCCTTCAATCGGTCGTGCTATGAAAGACGTTTGAAACGGCAAGTAAAAACCGCCTTCAATTTCTAACGTATTTAAGGGGCTGACAAATCGTTTATAATAGCCGCCGCGCTTAATCATCGTGCTATTGTTTTGGCCCGCTATAATTTCCTGCACTCCAAGCGAATGTATTGACGTATCTGCTTGCGGGTATAGTATCCCACTCCACTCGTTTATCACTTCACCCTGTCCTATATTATCATAAATATTTTTATGGTTATCGAACGTGCCTGAACCTATCTCGACGCTTGGCTGATCAACAATTAGTTGGCCGTTATTTCCTGTGTTGGCCTCGTATACTACTTGGTCGCCGTTGGTCGCCGCTCCAGTCATGGCATACACGGCAATATTGGAAAGCTTGCCGTAGGCGTTCGCGCCGTTAATATCTGTGATAGGTGCACCACTATGGTCGTTTGCCATTATTGTAGCCGTCACACTTAAACCAGTTTGCTGAGAAGGTAAAACGGGTAAATCCACTAATAAATTCTGATCACCTACAGGCACTTCTAACACATTACTAAAAAAACTCTGTGCTAAAAATATTTGACCTGTGTTCCTGTCGAAATACATTGGATCTGGAGTCAAAGGAATATAAAAGAAACCACTTGAAGCCCATGCAGGGCCACTTATGTTCATGTTGTCAATGCTTACACTGCTTTGGTAGTTTCCGTATTCCGTAGTATCAGGACCAAAAGTAACAGAATTTGCTAAGAAAAGCGTTCCGCACTGAATGCGCAATCTTAAAACTAAACGGCCTAATATATCCTCACCAACTGGAAACGTGCCGCCGCCTGAGTAACTGTGATTGTATCGGAATTGCAAGCGCAGAACTGTGTCAGGTTCATAAACCAAATCATCATCAGTGATTTCCGTGCCAATCAATTCGCTATAAAGCCCCTGAGAATTTAAGAATTGTGCGAACTGAAACAACACGGGCAAATTGGCGTTGGTTTCCCAAATTCGTTGGACCTTCTGCAATGGCGGCAAGAAAGTAGTCGATCCACCTGCAAGCTTTATAACGTCTTCACCCACTTCTAAGTTTACATCTACCGCCGTGGCGCTTGAGCTTACTGTGCCGCCTTTGGTGACGCTGTAAAAAGATAAATAGGTACTATCAGTAACCGCGCCAATTGGTATGAAGTAAAACACGCCTTCAGCAAAAAACACGCGGCTGTTAAATGTGATCGCCAAATCTTGCAGCACTTTGAACGTATCAAAAAACTCAGGTGTGCCGTTCTCATTCTGATTGTAAAAAGCTGAGTGGTTTACCTCTGACTCTATTAGCGCGTTCGTGCTCTGAAAATCTGTAGTAGGGTAAAAATTGTTGGCGTATTTGAATAAGACATCTGTGCTATTGTACACATGGAGCGCCCGCGTTTTCAGTAGGCATTTGTAAATATGCTGCGCTATATTGTCGCGGCCTGTGTATGCCGTGCCGTCGTTCGTGTACAATGTATTGGCAAGGTTGCCCAATTCGTCCACCGCGTTAAAAGTGTTTTGTATCGGATAAGCTTCATCCATTAGGCTTATCTGCTCAGACAGCAGCACACCCGTCCAAAACAATTCATTAGTAACCTGCCAACCCTTCCAAACTGACACCGTAAATTCTGCATCCTCCGAGTTTGCTAATTGCCCAATAAAATTGGTGTGCTGTTGGGCGTTCTCAATAAGGGTGAATGTAAGTTCACTGCCTATGATTGGCTGCATTCGGTTTTCATTGTCGCCGCTGTATTGCAGCGTGAAGCCATCAGCGCCAAGATTAAACTCGAACGGCGATACTTGCCAGCCTGCTTGGTGAATGTTTAAACGGTACTCAAGGCCGTTATCATCTTTGAAGTCTGCGTATAGTCGTATTGGGTCCATGGCTTAAAATCCTCTTACGCGGTTACGGTCGATTGCATTGCGCTCACTTGTTAGCAGTATGTCACGGCCTGAGATCTTGCCTGTGACCTGTACAGCTTGGCCGCCCATCATGCTTTGTAATTTGTCTAGTGGTGCAATAACTTCAGGGTTATGTGATGCGCCTGAGTACTCACCCACCTGCGCGATGACTGGCCCGCTGACAATACCGCCCTCTGCAAATTGTGGTATTCCTAAACCTGCCCCCATAAATTTACCAAGGCCGCCAACCGATGCGCCAAAAGCCCCACCAGTGAAAACACTGAGCAAGCCAAACACAACCAACAAGCTAACGGCCTGCGCCAACACTTTTTTCAGCATGTTTATTAATGCTTCCTCTAGATTAAACGATCCTTCAATCATTTGAGAGAAGATAGTTGTAAAGCTGTTGGCCATTTGCATACCAAAGGCCGCCATCTTTTGGCGTGTGCTGTCAATGCTGCCCTGTGCTTGCTTCACTATATCTTGCACCGCCGTGCCCATCCTTTGCAAACCCTTGACAACAGTGTTATCTACAACGTCAACATGTAAAGGCTCGATAGCAATCATAAACGATTGTTTAACTGCCTCCATCTCAGCGGTGACCGTTGCAGCTGCTGCCGTTGCACTTGCTGCCATATCGCTCAGTCCTTTGTCAATGTCTCCTAACATTGTCTGCATTTTCAGCAGCTCTGCGTTCGCGTCCTCAAATGCTTTGGTTGCTTCCTTCTGTTCTGCTATTGCCTTACCTCCAAACTTCTCAGCTATTTTATCTTTTGCTTCCTTCTCGGCTTTGAGCAAATCAACTAAAGCCTGCTGATCAGTTATGGCCTTCTCAACGTTTCGCTTTTGTTCCTCAAGCGTCAAGTCTTTGTTTGCCTGTGCTAACTTCTCAACTGCCGTAACTGCTTCATTGGTTTTGTTATTCAACACAATTAAACCAGTAACGACTAACGCGATGCCCGTGGCTACGATCGAAAAGGGATTTGCCAACATGGTAGCACTCAGCGCCATGAACGCCGTGCGTACAGCTTGCAAACCTGATAAAAGTGACGGCACAATCACAAGCAACGGACCAATGGCAGCGACTACCGCAGTAATTTGCAACGCCAGCTTTTTATTTTCAGGAGATAGGTTTTGAACCTTCTGCGTAAACGCTGTGAAGTCGTCTATTAATTCTTTGACCACAGGCAAAAGATCTTCAGCCAACGCCGCGCCTGCCAACTTCAGGTTGTCAAGTGCCGTGCTAAATTTACCCGATGCCGTTTCACTTAGCCGCTCCATTGCACCAGCAGCAAAACCACCCTCCTCGCTGAAGCTTTTCAGTACCTCATTAAACTGATCAACGCTCACACGCCCCGCGCCAAGTTTATCAGCAGGTAAGCCAGTAGCTTCAGCCAATGCGGTAAAGATTGGAATGCCTCGCTCGGCTAGTTGGTTCAGGTTCTCTAATTCTACTTTGCCTTTCGCGTTGACCTTGGCAAAGATTGCAGCTATCTCATCAATGGGCTGGCCACTGGTTGCAGCTATGTCGCCAAGAAATTGCAGTTGTGTATTGACTTCCTCCAAACCTGATCCCGATGCAATGAGCTGCCGCGCTGACTTCGCTACCGCCTCAATTTGAAACGGTGTCTTTGCGGTAAACTCGTTGAGGTTGGCCATCATATCGGCGGCCTGCTTTGCGCCACCTGTTAAGCTGATGAAACTCACCTCCATCGTTTCGAGGTCAGCCGCTGACTTAATAGCTGCCGCACCAAGTGCAGCAATCGGCATGGTAAGGCTGCGCGTCATGGACTTACCTAGCTGCTTCGTACTCCTGCCAAAGTTCTGCATCTTCCGCATAGAAGCGCCCAGTGCTTTATCAAACTGCCGCGTTTGCGCTCCGATGGTTACAATTAAATCATTCAGCTTTGCCATTGATCTCTTTCTAATATTCGTTGTCTCAGTTCCTCTTTGGTGAGCTTGTCAGCCTTTGCCTTTGGCTTCTCCCATGGGAATTGCATCAGGTCCTTTGGCTGCAATTTACGCCCTTTTTTTAGGTGGGGCTGCATGATCATAGAACCAAGCCACCGCGTGCGCTCCCACTCCATCCGTTCACGCATCTCTTCGCTCTCTCGGTTGGCGTCAAGTGCAAGGCTTACCTCGCCAAATGTCATAGACCAAAACGCAGAAGGGGACAGGCGTAAAATGCCCATCCCCATCCGTATAATATCAGGCCAGCCAATCGGCTTGTCTGTGCCGTCTATGCTTTTTTTTCGCTACTGTATTCGCCGAGTGCATCAAAGCACTGGGTGACGTGTTCAAGTGTAATGTAATCTTCAAACGTCGGCAGGTCCATATCGAAGTCCTGCCCTTCAAAGGTGCATCCACATTCAACACCAACGAAACAAAGGAAGGCGCACGCCTCTGCACTTAGCTTCGACGGATCGGATAAGCTGAATACATTGACTTTTGTTTTACGCTCAAACTTCTTCAGCGCCTTCATGCTGTACCGCACTGGGTACTCTGTGCCGTTTACTTCAATCATTCAGCCGTTTGTGTAATTGCACCGCTCAACTCAAAGGTAGCGCTATAAGTAGCTGTGTCCTCCGTGCCGCCTGATTGCTCAAGGCTAGTGATGAAACCGCTAGCGCTGTAATTGAAGTCTTCGCCTACAACAGGATTGGCCTTTGCAAACTTTAAAGTTAAAGCTGTGCGATTGTCCAAAGCTGTAAACAAGTCAGAAACGTCATCATTTGAAGCGTCGTTGTAATCAATCAAACCGCTAACGCTCATTGATCCTGATTTGACACCGCCGAGCAGCTCACGGAATCCCGCGCTGTCCTTTGTGGTAATGTCGATTGTTTCCATGTTGAGAGAAAGCGAGCAATCTGTAGCCGCTGCGATCAGCGTGCCGCCGATGTATACACCCAATTCTGTACCGTTAAAAATGGCCATTTTATTCTTCTATTAAATCGTTATTATCTGAGTCCGTTTTTTTCTTTGGGGCGTCGAGGTATCCCTTTGCTTTTAGTTCTGCAGCAAAGTCAGAAGTGACTGACGGCGTTGCGCCTTTCTTCCAGTTCTTACCGCGTAGCTTGCACGCCTTTTGAATTGTGACCTTCATGCCTGCAAGTTAATCAATTTCAGGTTGATCAGGAAACCACCCGTTTTCCTCCATGTACTCCTGTGTTCGGATCGTTGTATCGCTGGGCACGATATGCCCGAAAGGAAACTTTTGATTGACTTGCACGTAACTGCTCAGGCTGTACCGCTCATCATTCGACAGCTCAGGAAAGCAAGCCACAAGGCGTTCGAGGTTTGCGGCAGGGTGAACGTTGATGAGGTAATCTGTGTCCACTTGCAAAGCGTTCTGTACTCCGTCAGGGTGTACGATAATCCCAAACACGGTCGAGGCCGCTTCGCCTTCCGCCTGTATCAAAACGGGGCGGGAGATGTTGTATAGTTCGCGCGTGATTTGGTACGCTCTGCGCTCGCTTGTCTGCGTGTCCGTTGGTAGGACTATGATATAACCGTTCATTAGAATATGTCGTAAAAGGTATTGATGTTGCTTTCGATGTTCGTGCGGTTTCCTGCGCTGTCTTGGTCAACGGTGTAAAAAATTGCCTCTTGTATTTTGGCATGAATTTCTACATTTGCTGTACCATCGACGACCGCCCCAATATCAACACTAGAACTTGACATTGCCGTTGGAGTGTTTGCCTGTGTTCCTTGGCTGCTGCCATTCATAAAGCTTTCCAGATTGGATGAGCTGACCACGTTAAACGTGAGGTTTTGGTTGAGCATACTCGAGTTCGTGTAGGATAAAGTATTAACCACGGTGTTCTGCTCCCTTCTGAATATTACGTTGCTTCTGTTGCTTGTTCCGTACATGAATCGCAAATCATTATCCTTTGTTGCTCCATCGCCTAACCTGAAGACCGTTGGGTCGTAAGTTCCGTGGCTTACATTATCAACAGAACAAACGACAATCATCGTGCTGTTAGTGTGGCTTATGCTTGCAGAAGAATGTAAGCTATTCGGGTCGCCATTAAAATAAGCAGCGGGCTTCCCGTTCTCCAATATTACCCCGTTCGTACCGTCATAAATTTTTGGCATTTGCGAGGTAGTGGATTGCGTTGCATCGTTTGAGCCTGCTTGATCGTACCAAGTCCTGATGAATCCGTTGTTACTTCCACAGTGGTCAGCCAGTGCAACCGTATCGAGTTCACCGAATACGTTGAATCCTATATCAGCGTAGCTTGATCCGTTGTAAACCTCTACCGCGTCACCCGTGTAAGCTGTGCGAAGTTTCCGCAAAGAGTACGCCGCCTCTGCTCCTGAATACGTGTCGAGGAGTGGCGTGTTTTGGGTGTAATAGGCTCCTATGTTTTCTTCGATACTTATGGTATCGCTTGCAGACTTTACCGCAGAATAAATTATTGCTTCTTGAATGTGGTTTTTACCAGCGTTCGCTGGTGAGTCGTTTGTATTTCTCGAATTTATCTTGAATAAAGGTGAAGTTTGTGAGGCAAACGATTCTCCTCTTACCAAAATTCTCTGAAAAAAGTCTCCCGTTTTATACGTACCTGTATAAGAATTATTATCTACAAAGGGAGTAAATGAAGAATACGTACCGCCCGAACGCAAAGCTGGGCTGTTGTCTGTGTCAAAATTGAAAATCCATTGACTGTTTCCATTATTAGGGTTAATAACAGAGAAAAAAGTTGCTGTTTGACTTGATAAAAGCCCCGCGTAAAGAGTTTCACCAAAAAAATGCAAAGCAGCTCTGTTTTCTTGTTTTACGATTGAACCGCTTGTATAAATATCAGGCTCTGCAGATGCCGTGCTTTGGGTCGCGTCGTTGCCGTTTCCGCTTTGGTCCTTCCATTCGCTGACCGTGCACGTTGTGCCTGTGCAGAAAGTCGTGATTGCGCTCTCGTCGATGTTGCCTGAACCGTCAAAGCCGATCGTTGTGGTCGTGCTGTCTGATGCCCTACGAATTACCATGCACTCCGTAACGTTGCCGTTCAGCCTTCGCGTACTGTATGCCGCCTCTGCTCCGCTTCCGTAGGTTTCATTTAACAAGCCAACAAATGAAGGGGCTGCATCTTCCTCCTCCCACGACTGCACCAAGGTAAACGGTGGCACGCCATACGTTGCGCCGTCCTCGAATGCGTCAAACACTGCGACCGTATCCGCGTACGCTGTATCGTCTGCAAAGGTGTGAATTAAAGTATAGTCACCTATCACATCGTCGCCACTGATAAAGCCCGTTTTGTGGTAAATCTTTCGTTGGATAACCTTGCCCGCTGCTGGTGTGTCTGGAGATGGATCAATGAAAATGCCGTCGCCTTCTGACTTTACAGAATATCCGCGCTCGGCGTATATCGTTGGCATTTGTAAACCCGTTTCAACCTCATCTTCAAAACGGTTGGTGTAGCTAACCTGTGATTTGAATGCGCCCGCTGTAGCGTCGTATATGAGCGCCTGATTACCTTCGGGCGTGCCTACTATGCTCACGTCGCTCAGGTCGTTTAAGTCCGTAGGTACGGCGCTAGTATCGGCCTTTGCATTTAGTGCCGTTTGTGTTGCTGTGCTTACTGGCTTATCTGCGTCGCTTGTATTGTCTACGTTGCTAAAGTCGGCACTGTTCGCCTTGGCGTTTAGCTCGGTTTGGGTGGCCGTGCTTACGGGTTTATCTACGTCGCTCGTATTGTCAACGTTGCCTAGTCCAATCTGTGATTTTTGCAGCGTGTCGTTTGTCCATATATCACCGTCGTAAAATAGCACGTTGCCATCCTCTGGACCGCCCTGCTCAAATTGCACATCATCCAACTGCCCTAACTCAGTCACGCCGCCCGTGCCATCTGCTGGCTGCCATTCCTGTGCGGCTGCATCGTAGGCAATGACTTGGCCATCGGTTACGCCTGTGGTGTCAACGTCATACAGATCGCCAAGCTTTGCGCCCGTGACTGGTGTGCCCTGTGCAATCTCTACATCGTCGCGCTTAATCCGAAAAGTAAAAGTTAGCACCTGAGCAAAGCGGCGCGGTGCGTCAATCGTATCAATGTCAACGTCATTGAATTGGATGCTCTCCACGTTCACGCCGTTGTATGTGCCGCTCACGCGATCCAGTGCGCCGCGTACCTTGCTGCCTAGATCAGCGGCAAGGGCATAGCTGTCAGCATAACACAGGAATTCAAAGCGTACCTCATCCAACGTACTCGGCCCGTCGTGCGTGTCTTCAGGCGCTACGCTCAACAGTTGGTAAACGATGAACGGCGTCGCTGTCTCCTGCTCGGCTACCTCTGGAAATACGTTAACGCCAACGATATCCGTGACGTCTGTGTTTTGCGTTAATATTACATACGCGGCTATTCCTGCATTCATTTCTTTTGCTTTTTTGCTTTCTCTCTCGCGGCCTTTCTTATCTGAAAATCATATTTCTTTTTCATAGCCGTTAACGCAGCGCCTCGCGTGTTTGCTATTGATCGCGCAAATAAACCCTTTTGTTTGTTGCCTCCAAACTTTTGATCACCGCCCTCGACTATGTTGGCAAACCATCCATCGGCGTCTTTCGGTGCACGCCTACCTACACGCGGCCCAACCCAAAATGTACTAAAACGCTTGTCAATCTGCCAAACCTTTATCGATCGGCGCAGCGTACCCGTTTTAATATCTAACGCCTTGCCCTTGCCCCTGCGTATTCGGATTACCTCGCGAGCGTCCTGTATGTTCCCTATCATCTCATCTTTGTACAGCTTACCCACCGCGCGATGTATCCGCGCCTGTACTTTTGGATCGCTGACCTGTTTGCGCAGCTGCTCGAATTGTTTCATCAGCGGCTTTATGTCTGCGCCGATTCCTTCAAAGCCTACCTTGCCACCTTTCTGCTCAAGTGATCCCTGTGCCATGTGTTCCAGTTATTTCGCACAATAAGATAAGCTGATCATTACGCCCAACTTCCTCAATGCCTTGTATGGTGTACGTGTTGCTATTGTATATAACGCGATCCGCTGGATTGATTGCCCGCGTGTCCGTGCTGCTGCGGATCTTAAACCGTAGCCGCTGCACTGGTGTATCCTGATCGCCTGTGATCTTCTCGGCCATGCCTTCGCCTGCCTTCATCAGTTCAGCCCAAACCGTGACCAGCGTGGACCATGACGGCACGCGCTCGCCGTACGCGTTGGCGCTGGTGGTGTAGCTCTGAACCTCTATTCGTCTATCGCTCTGTCCTATCCTCATACTGATGTGATAACGCGGTAAGGGTTAAGTATAGCATACAGGCCAAGCGGTAACTTTGTGGCGATTGTACCCGTTACAACTGGCTGGCGCTGCTCGTATAGGTGCGCCACCATCCAACGGATAGCGGTAAGAAAAGGCTTTGGTATATCGGCCTCGGCATATCCTACATTCATGTTAACCTGCACCGCGTTGAATGTGTCGTCATATAGATCGGGCACGCTGTCGAATGTGATCCGTGCGGCCTTGGTTTTTATGTCGGCCCACCACTTCGCAGCGGGTAGCGTCTGCGTGCTGTTCGCCGTGTCCGTGTACTGCACCGAGGTAATGGAGTTGACTGGACCGATCGGCAGGCGCACGTTATAAAAAAAGTCTATGTATCCAACGGCGTCAACATCACCGAGGCGCGTGTTACAATAGTCCTCAACCCACGCAATGGCTGCATCTCGATAGGCTTCTATTAGTGTATCCTCGTCTGTGTGATCAACTCTGAGATGCTCTTTGAGTTGTGCCACGGTTATAATGCTGTCAAGGTCGGGCGTGCCTGTTATTTCTACGGTCATCATGTCGCTAAAATACGGACAAAAAAAAGAGGGGCCGAAGCCCCCCTTTCCAATCAAACAAACCCAACCAAATTAAGCATTCAAGTGCTTCGCAATAGACAAAGCTTTAGGCTGTCGCAAATCGAAGTCAAAGAATCGGTTCACGTGCAAAGCAATCTGTGCAGTGCCTGCGTCGCTGTACGGGTCAACTAGCAAATCAATGCCACCGAAGTAAGCCAAAATTCCGCCCTGTTGGAAGTTACCAAAGCAAAGAGCGCCCTCGGCTGCTGTTGTTCCGTCCTCTAAAAATCCGTTAGCGAGGTATGGCGTAGCAACGGCGTTGTACATATTAAAGCGGCCATTATCCCAAAGCGGGTTAACGTTAGTAACCTGCGCCAATGCCTTCGAAAGGCCGTAAGCGCCTGCGCTCATAACGTATGAAGCGCCTGCAAGGTTTGCCCCTTGTGCAAGTGCATCCGTTTCCATCTTGTTGACCATTGCAGCAGTCAAAGCGCCATCAGCAACATTCGACTGGTTTACTGTAGTCGATGCCATAATAGCGGCAAAGGCTGTTGTATCTACGTAGGCGTTCATCGCCGCGGCCAACTCGTTAGCAATCAAAGCATCTACCTCTGCACCGCCCTGCAAAATCAATTGCTTGCTGTACTTGGTGTTAGCTGCTACACGCTGCGGTGACAAAGTAACGTCATCCATTTCCATGGTTGAAGCTGCATCGGCTGAAACTTCTGTTTCACCTGTTCCGACTGCTTTATTGCTTACACGTGGAAACTGCAAGTTGCCTGTGGCGTTACGAATTACTGTCGTGCCGAGTCCTTCCAATACGGTAGGGGCGCGCAGTGCTTCGATTGCAGCGGGTACAACAGTTGGAACAAATCCTGAACCGTCGCCGCTTCCTGCTTGGAAGTCGTCAGCAGCTCCAGCACGCAAAGCCACTGAAGGAATTGCAATTTGTCCAGCCATCTGTAGTCCTTGGCTTCGTGCCTCCTTGCTTGCCTCACTTGCCCACTCTGCTTCTGCACCTTCCAAGTTTCGGCCGTTTGCAACGGCAGCTACTGCACGGCTCAAGCTGAAAGAACTGTTTACACGCTCAACTTCGCGCTGCTCTGATGCGCCAGCCGTTCCGCTCTGCGCCATTCGTGCCACCATGTCCTGCTCACGTGTTTTGTGCTTAATCTTAACGTCAAGATCCTGCATCAAGCTGTCAAGCTTATCGCATCGCTCCTGCTCTGCTTCTGTCATAACGCGGCCTTCACTGTCCGCCTTTTGGCCGATTGCAACAAACTCTTCATAGTTTGCATTGCGCTGGCCTTTCAAATCGTTTAAAGTCATCTTTGTAATGTTTTGCGTAAAGTTACGCGGTTCTGTTTTTATCGTTTCAGGTTCTGCGCGCTTCTCCTCTACGGGTTCAGCTGCTACCTGTTCATCTTTCAATTCCTCCACTTCCTGCGCCGCCTCTGCCATGTTTCGCGCGTAGACTGATGCCGTCGGGCTGGCTGGGTATGTAACCGCCGACGTGTCTAATAATTTGCCCACCTTGGTAATTGTTCGCGTGCTGCGGTCCTCGCTCCACGTATCCGAGTCAATTGTAAAAGCGAACGAGCTTTGTGTAATATCGCCGCGCTTGATAAGCTTGTAAAGATCGCGCCCGTCCTGCGTGTCGGCAAGTGCTGCACGATACTTCAAGCCTTGGTCGTCTACGCTAAGTTCTAACGTGCCGTTCGTAGTTCGTGCCAATGGTGCGCCTGTGTGATTGAGTAAAAAACGTACGTCATCCTGCATGACGTCATCGAACGCGCCACGGGCTACGGTTTCTTTGAAGTATCCTAAATCATACTCTACATCAAAATTGCTCGCGTAGCCTTCGACTACCAAAGCATCATCGCCAGCGGCCCGCACTTCTGCCGTGCGCAGTTCTACGCTGTCGCCGTATTGGTTGCGCAGTTCTTCCGTGCGCTTGTCTTCTTCTTCTTTCATTGCTTTAACTTTTGATTCACTCCAATTCAAAGCGGTATCACCGCCCCAAAGTAAATAACTAATTGTGCCGCACGCTTCTGTATCGTCGGGCTTGTAATATGTTCGGGCGCGGCTAAGGAAGCTGTACATCCTTTTGGTGCGTGCCTCGCTGATTGCTTCTTTGTTTGATAAGATCCGCGCGGTCTCTTTGCCTACCGCCGTCGCGCATTTTCCGCCTACCTCTTCATTGAGACGCAGGCCGCGCTTCGCGTTGTTTGTCATCGCCTCGGGGTACTTACTAAACGCCATCGCTCGAAACTTTATCGCTGTACTTGCCTAGGCGGTCCAGCGCGATTTGATTAACCTGCACCGTGTGCGTATCGCCTCCGTCCGTTGGGTTTAGTTCTTCCTTGCCCCTGACTTCGTTAATACTTAGCACGCCGTTGTTTAGCATCTTAGTATAAAAGTCTGCGCGGCTTTGCATATCGCCTCGGTACAAATCGTTGAGGTTAAACTTGCTGTATATCTGTGGGCGCTCGCGTGACTGGATTAGCTTTCTGTCTATCTCCTGCTCGATACGCTTGGCCCAAGGTGCAATCGTGTGCCGTGCAAATTGTAGGTTTTGCTGTTCAACATTGTTGTATGTTGTTTGGCTTTCAAGCTGCACCAGTGTTGGCGGCACGCTAAAAATGCGGCATATCTCTTCAGCCTGAAACT